CAAGGGGACTAGCAAATACAGAACAAATGGAAGTCAGTAAAAACAACTGACAAAAGGATGTAATATGTTTCATACTCTCAAAAATCTCATATCGACGTAAATACGCGATAGAGTTCTGAACATAAGAGTTCTCAAACACAAATCCAGGCATCCAATTAACGCTCTGCATAAAACGAGACTTGCAAACGGAATCAACAGCTTCAAAAAGAAACTGAGTATCGATTCCCATTTGCTTTTCAAGACACTTGCACATAGCAGCAGGTTTGTTACAGTTTTGGCAAAACTTCAACTTCAAATCCAAGTTGGAGTTAGCTTCAACAACAAACTTCTGCTCAGCATAATGTCTTCGGGACAGCACAAAAAGCTGTTCCAAAACCTCTGAAATAGACCTAAATGTCTGCTCGGTACCGTTCTGACAAACTTTATCAGTAAACGCATCCTTAAAAATAGCAGCATTTCCAGTCATAGAAAGAGGCAAGCGGGCAGAAATCTCCCAAATATCAGGGAGACTACTGTCCAAACCAGCAGCAATAACTTTTTCCGAATCCAATCGAGTAGTACCATTAATACGGTACTCAGGTTTCACGCGCACTTCTAAATGCACATGAGCTCGACGTAAAATAGATTCTCCGCAATTGGAGTAATCATGGGCAACGACGGAAAAAGGTACATTACTGGTCATCACAACACAACGAGGTTCAACAGTCACCTTTCCTTTCATATCAGCTTCTGCAACATTCGCATAATGCGGAACGTTATTGCAGATCTGAATGATCTTTTGGGTTGGTGCTTTTTCAACAAACTCTAATTTTGTGTTGTGAACATCATCCATAAACACGCCGTTTATGAATGATTTGTAAGTCGAATCAAATTTATCACTATCGTTTAAAGCAATCAAACGTTCATCAGAGGCCTCAAAGCCATTATGAAGAAGAACGGATCGCATCACAATTTGTGATACACTCGACTTACCAACTCCGGAAGGTCCCTCAATATAAACTGTAAAGGGAGCTTCACGAAGCTTACCTTCACACCGATATACATTAAAGTCGGCACGAAGGGATCTCAAACGAGTTACACGATCAGAAAAAATTTTCTGTTCCCAAGAACCGGAACTAGATTTCAAAAACTTTTCAGCTGATTCAATAGTTCGGGTAAGGAGAAGATCGTAATCATTCTCCGTCATATCGGAAAATCGTTGGAGATTACCAGTTTTAACGTGATTAGAATTTTCTAACACCTTATAATAATCTTCATTAAACTGGCGAGCCTCTTTGTCACCAAAGTAGGCAAAACTAACTGCACCTTGCTTAAAACACTCATATCCTCCTTCGACGAAATAAACTACCGTATCGATAACGGCACTCATCAAATCGGAGGCTTTAA